CTTCGATCTCCCAGCTGGTCAACGGCTCCTCCAGCCAGGCCAGGAACTGCCGGGTCCCGCAATCCTCAGCACACACGAGCCCGAGCCCTGGCTTCTCCTTGCAGTCGGTGTGCGCTGTCTGGCTGAGTAGATGGGCGTAGATCAGGTTGAATGCCTGACGAACGCTGATCTCCGTCAACCAGCCAGCACTCGCTCCACGGACACCAGTCGCGTCGGGGTCGTCGCGTCGTGCGGCTCGCCATAGACCTGGGGTGCTGAGGGCAAGGTGCTCGAACTCGGCGAAGTGGCCGACTGCCCAGGCGGCGAGTCGGACACCTGTACGGTAGGGCGTTCTCCACCGCTTGCCTGGAAGATGGTCATCACCAGCTCCATCAGCGAGGGGATGTCTGCCCCCTTGTCCACCGTGAGCCGGTAGAACTCATTGAACCGGTCCCCGAGAGAGATGGACAACGCGGTCCACATGGCGCCCATCGCCTCGTTCTCGTCCACCTTGCCGGTCATGCCGGCAGCGAGCTGGAACACCAGCATCGGGGGAAGGTCCGCGACGACCTCGAACTCCTCCCCGAAGAAGGTGAACGTGTCCTTCTCGGCGTTGGGGTCCAGTTCCTTGATCGCGGCCCCGAAGTCACCCAATTTCGTCACGATCTATCGTCCCCTGTTCAAGGTCTGCGTGAGGGCATCCGCCCATCGAACATTGCCTGGTTCGTAGTCCCCGGAGGAATCAATCCGGTCGAGAGTGTGACCCTCTGGACGTGGCCCCAAGATGCGGTCAATGTCCGCGAGGAAAGTAGGAGCATCCTTCCATCGGTCGCACACCTTGATGCCCCGCGCGCCGTACCATTTCCAGCTCGGAGATTTCGGACTCTCGCAGCGATAGCGCATCGCATGCCAAGTCGCATAGAGAGGGTGCTTTTTCAGTCCATGTGTCCAGTTCCTCGCTCGCGTGGCCTCAACAACTCCACATCCGCACGATGTTGAACCAGACCCAAGAGTCGTGACGTTCACGGACGTCAGGTTTCCGCAGTCACATAGGCACAACGCTCCCCGGCGCGTACGGGTACGACCGATGATCCGAACCTCCTCGATCACCAGCAGCTTCCCGAATCGGTCGCCGGGAGTGACTATGATCTTACGGACCCCAGCCATATCAGGTCCCCTGGGCCAGGTTGCCGGACGTGATGCGCTGGTAGGGCACGGTGGAGACCAGGACATCGGGCATCTCGACGTCGAAGGACACGGGGATTCCGTGCTTGGAGTCGATCGCGCCACGCTCGGTCTCCAGGCCCCCAGTGTTGAACACCTGGTACCAGAAGAACGCTTCGTCCTCGTCTTGCGACAGGAAGGCCAGCATCACCCGGACCTCCGCGCCAATCAACGGCGGTACGAAGACGGACTTCTTCGTGGTGGTGGTGCCGGTGACGGTGATGGTGCCGCCGTTCTCGGCCAGCTTCCAATTCACGTCACTGACGTGGTTCATCGTGAAAGCGACGGTGCCAGTCTTGTCCGTCACGACGGACTTGATCGTGTACGGGGTCTCGGCCACCTTGATCTTGGTCGAGTCGGTGGACGTGTTGAACGTCAGGCCGGCGTCAGTGGCGCCGGCTTCGACCCAGGAAGTCCAGGTGCCGGTGATCTTCGATGCGGTGACGGTGAGCGTAGGGACTGTGGTGCCGAGAGGCGCCCACAGAATACGACCCGGACCGGTCTTGATCTGGCCCGGCTGGATGGTTGGTGCGGCCATGTCAGTTGCCCCTCACGTCTTCGCCGGTCGCCTCAGCGACAGCAGCCTTGGCGGCCTTGGTGTTCTCGCCGGTCACGTAATCGTGCCAGCCATTGCTCTCCACCGCTTCCTCGGACACCCGGTCGCCGGCACGGTAGGCGAAGACGCCCCGACCCGGGTCACCGAACGGGATGTCCTGAGTTGCGATGAACGTCTTGCTGCTCATGGTTCCTCCGGACAAATTGTGAAACTGACTTGGCAGACCATCCGCGGACGGCCCGTATCGGGGTCGGGCAAGAAGAACGGGCGTGAGGTGACATCAGCCACGATCACACCATGTGTTCCCCGCATATCATAGATGGACGCGCACACGGCCCGGGCCAATTCCTCGGCCTGGTCAACGTCGTCCACCGCGTCGGTGGGTCCCCAACAGTCCACCTGGTACTCGTACGTCTCGAAACCAGGCTCGGATGGAGCGGCCGGCACGAGGGTCACCTGGATCCGGGTCAGCGGCGTGTCGAGCTTGTAGCTGGACACCCGGTCCCCGAGCAGGGGGTCAAGGACCGGGTGCCCTGTCAGAAAGTCGATCAGGGTCTGAGTGGGCGGGGCCGCTAGCGGATAGAGCATGTCAGGCTCCCTGGACCCGGCGGACGACGCACTCCACGTGATGCTCCTGGCCGCGACGTCGGTGCCGTTCGATCTCCCCGTCCACCTCGTACACGACTCCGAGAAACTTCCACCGGTCGGCCGTTGTGATGTCAGCCCCGGGCGGAAGGAAGACGCGCCAGGACGTCACAATCCGGTCCTGAGCCGCCAGGTCTTCCGTGGACCCGGCGCGGGTGGAGTTCGGCTGAAATTCACACGGGTACTCGCGCTCGCCCGGCGCGGCCCAGTCCAGGCGTGACGGTCGGCCCTGGGTACCGGGGACAGAGGTCCCCCGGAGCCGGGTGCCGACGTCACGGAGCCTGAGCATGATCAGGCGTTACCCGCCGTGATCGTGAACGAAGTCACCGAGACCGACGCGCCGAGCGTGAGACTGACGCTGTTCAGGTTGAGATCGGATCCGGAGGTGCCCACGTCGCCGTCGATCACGGCTGTGGTGCCGTTGCTCTGAAAGATCCGGAAGTGAGTGGCGGTGCCGGTCGCGTCGGCCGACGTGTCCGCTGTGATCGCGTTCAGGGTCAGGACCCCGCCCGAAGCGGCCGGCGCGAACGTCGCGTTCAGGGTGAGCTCGGCCAGCAGGGTGCCGGTGATCGCTCCGGCGACGTTGGCCGGGCGGGTGCCGCTGTAGATCCGAAGCTTGCCGGAAGCACCGACCGCCGTCGTGATTGCGTCCAGCTGTGAGTTCCGGAGGGTGGTGCTGTATGACAGGGCCACGGTGGTCCTTCCCTAGCGTGTAATGGTGCCGGCGAACGGACGAGCCGTGGTCCCGGCGGAAGGTCGAACAGTCGGGGCCAGGTCCATTCTGACAGACGTTCCCTCGTCTGGACGCGCTACCGGCCCAGTATCCGGCCTCGAAGTCGTCCGGCTGAACGACACCCCGGATGAAGCGGACGTTTGATCCTGCTGGCTGGCAGCCACCGTTCCAGCGACGGGTTCCAGGAATTGGCCCTGAACCGAGGCTGTCTGCGGATCCTGGACGCCGGCAGCAGTTCCCGCGTACCCAAGGACCCCGACGCCTCCCGAGGTCTGAGAAGCCGCCACAGCGGTCGAGGCCCCGGCGTACCCGAGCTTGCCGGCTGCTGCCGCAGTCTGGGCCGCTTGGGAGGGAGTGGCTGTACTGGCGTACCCCAGCTTCCCGGATGCCGATGCGGTCTGGCCGGCCTGGGTCGCAGATCCCGTTCCGGTGAATCCGGCCGCCGCTACCGATCCGGACGCCGTGGACGTGTTCGGCGCCTGAGTCCTGGCCGAGGCCCCCGAGTACCCAAGCTGACCGGACGCTGACGACGTGTCTGCCGCTTCGGTCCTGGCCGAGGCCCCCGAGTACCCGAGCTGGCCGGCGGCGGATGACGTGTCCGCGGCTTCCGTCCGGGCCAGCGTTCCGGTGACTGCGATGAATGAACCGATCCACTCGGCTCCGTCCGCCACTCGGAAGGTGTCGATCCGGCTGGACCTCGTGGAGCTGGACCCGCCGATGCCCACGGCTCCGATCAGCCAGCGGGCGAAAGTCCGAGTAGCCGTCATCGTCTGAGTGAGGGTCTCAGTCGGCGTGTCGCTCTCAGGAGTGGCAAATATCCGCCACGTCATGACCGGTGCCGTTGGCGTGGAGAGGTCCACTTGCCAGTCCCACCGGTACCACTGATCCGCCCAGGTAAGAACGGAGGTCGCCACTGTCGTCCCGGCCTCGTTCAGGAGCGTGAACTTCGTAGTGGTCTGCGCGAACGTGAACACTGGGTTATTGCTCGAGTCCGCAAACCGGATGACGTTGGTGAACGACGCCGACTGGGTCTTGGGCCTGTAGTAGATCGACCCGGAGTGGGACACCGGGTTGGCGCCCAAAGTCACCTGGATGAACGTCGAAGCGTTGGTGGCGGCAGCTACTCCGACGCCCATCCCCATCCCACCGTGCATCGCATCGGTGGTGTACGTCGGGGTCCCGGTGACAGCGGCGATGTTGCCGGCCGCTGTGATGGTCGATCCGTTGGTACCTGAGTTGAAGTCAACCGTCAGCCGAACTGCCACGGCGACCCCCTCAGCTGTAGTACCTCTCGACCGGGTCCGGCCAGTACCGGGCCACCGGGAACGAGCCCTGCGGCTGCCCCACGGTCACCCCGCCCGGGCCGTTCGCCCAGGTCTGGAGCGACGCCTTCTCGGAGTCCGACAGGTACACCCCGTTCATGTAGAGCGGGGTGTTGTAGATCGACGTGTTGGACCCGACCGTCTCCTGCCGGAGACCTTCTGGGTTGACGTACGCCCGGCCGGCGGCGGCCAGGGCCACGGTCTTGGCGATCGTCGGCCACGGGTCCTGGGCACCGATGACCTCGGTGACCAGTCCCTGGGCCAGGTCCAGCAACAACAGGTTCGCCGTCGCCGTGTCCAGATCGGTCTGGAGGAAGGCAGCGAACTCGTCCAACGTTGCGATGTCAGCCATGTCCGCTGCCTCCTCTCAGATCACTTGCCGTACTTGTCGCGGAGTTCCGACTGCTTCATGCCCTGGACCTCGTCTTCGGTCGCCTGGCCCGAGGACACGGCGTACGTCGCCCACTCCTCGGTCGAAGCGTTGCCGGCCGGCGGGGTCGGTCCCTGGTCTTCGGACGCCGGAGCCGAGTCCGCAGCTACCGAGGAGGTCGCCTTCTTCGGCTTGGCCCCCTCAACCCCGATCATCTCAGCGTCCTGGAGGCGCTTACGCTCCTCCTTGCTGAACGCGTCCCCGACGATCGCACCACGGTACAAGTGATGCATCTGGCCGCTGGTGTCAGTGGCGATCACCAACGGAGCGAGTACAACCAGATCTGCCATGTCAGGCCCCATTCAAAACGCTGGCAACTTCTGCCGCCAGGTTGCCGAATTCGTAGCTGAAGATAGCCACGACCTTGGACGAGTCGGTGTCTGAGTTAGTTCTGACCAGCAGAACCTCGTCAAAGTCGAACACCTTGCGAGAGTCTGACTGATCCACCGAAACCGCCGAGTAGCTGACGGCCATCAGACGCCCGTGATCTTCTTGGCCGCAGCCGGCTCGAGGACGATCGGGACAGTGACCCGGCGGCAACGAATGCGCCACTGGTCCACAGCGTCGTCCCGCAGAGTCTTGACCTGGATACCGACGCCGTCCCCGGAGACGTAGCCCGGTCCGCCCAGGTCCTCGTCAGCCATGCCGCCGAGCTGAGTCGAATCCAGCACCAGGGCCGTTCCCGCGGTCGGCAGGTTCGGGCTGGCGAGCCAGCGCATCCCGGCGATGACCGGGAAGCTCCCCGTCAGGGCCGGGTTCGCGCTGTCGGTCTCCCGGGCGAAGTAGCCGGCAGCCACGAACTTGGCCAGGGCGTAGGCCAGGCTGACGTCACTGACGACCACGGTGTCCGGGTCGTACCCCTGGTTCAGAGCGAGAATGGACGCCTTCGTCTGCATGACGTCGTTCAGGATGGTGGCTGCGGTGGCCGACGCGTTGGACCATGCGAAAGCAGCCGCACCGGTCGCAGTGACCGCAGACGAGATCGCGGAGAGCGCGACCGAGTCCACGTACTTGACGTTGCTGTTCACCAGCTTGGTGAAGGCACGCTCGACCGGGGACATCTGCTGCCGCTTGATCGCCTCGTCAGTGATCAGGGCGTCAGATCCCCACTTGACAGTCTTGGCGATCGAAGCGGTCCCGTTGCCAGGCATTGTCAGCGGGTACTCCCCGCCCGGAGACACGGCCCGGGGATCGTCCGGAGCGAAGATGGACTCGCCGGTCTCGTACTGGACCGCGCCACCGGAGACGGTGAACCGGCCGGACAAGAGCGAATCCGCGATGTAGCGCTGTTCCGCGAGGGTGCGGAGCCGGCGGGCGACCAGGGTCGGGTTCGACAGGAACCGGCTGATCGTCTGCAGGTCGCCCGAAAGAGTGGGCCCTGCCGGCGGGTAAGTCGTTGGCATGTCAGTTCCCCTTACCGGAAGAGCTGGACTTCGATGAGGTCACCGTCGGCGGACGCCGCGGTGTGTGCCAGGCCCAAGACCTGGTCGAACGTACCGGCGCCAGCCGTGGCGACCTTGCCAGCCGCTGCAGCGATCACCAGCGCGCCAGCCGCGATTGCCGCACTGGCGGTCAGCCGCTGGACGCCTCCGACGTGGACCGTCACGACGTCACCCACGGCAGCGTCCTGAGCTGCCGTGCCGACGACCTTGATCGAAGCGGCACCCGCCGGCCCGATGGTTCCGGCGCCGTTGATCTCGACCAGACGACCGCCGATGACCGCAGTCGTCGCCACCGTCTTCGGGACCGAATGGCCGGGCTTGTAGAGAGGGACGAAGTCGGCCATGATCAGGCACCCTTCGGGTAGATGGTGTTGTAGAGCTGACTGTCCTCGTCCACATCGGACAAGGACCCGGTGTAGCCGGCAGACCCATTGACCGGGATCAGGCCAGGCTCCAGCGACAGGAGCTCGGACTCGCCGTTCGGGTCCTTCTCGAGCTTGGCCAGCCACTTGTCCTTGTTCGCGTACGAGATCCTACCGTCCCGAATCGCGTTCTCGACCACAGTCACACGGTGCTCGAGCTGCTGCTGCTCACGAGCCTCCCGGCCGGCCTGGGCGTCGGCGCGAAGGGAGTTCAAGACGCCCTCGTCCACAGTGACGGTGCCCGGCGTACCGGTCTCGGTGACGGTCTTCTCCGTCTCGGTCTTGGTGACCTTCTCCTCGGTCTCCTCCGACTCGTCCGGCTCGTCGCCGGCACTTTCGTCGGGGGTCTGGGAGTTCTTCAGCACTGCGTCCAGCTTGGCAGTGACCTCCTGGTCGGTCGCCTCGGCACTCAGGCCAAGCCGCTCGCGCAGGTTCAAGGTGTCCGGCATGATGCCAGTTCCTTCCTGGTTGGTGGTCTCCGGCGGCTCGGCCGGAAGATAGGGCGCAGGCGCAGCCTCGCGGCCTGCGTAGTTGTAGCATGACAGGTTGAACCGGGCCTTGGCCTTGTCCGCCACGGTCTTACCGGTGTCAACCCTGTCGGCCAGGCCGGCGGCCACGGCCTCGGAGTCCGAGTACCAAGACTCTGCCTTCATCGCGTCGCGCCACTCGGCCACGGTTCCGCCGGCTTTCTCGGCGTATACCGACGCCAGGTTGTCGCTCTGCTGGGCCAGGATCTCCGCAGTCTTGGCGTGGTCCTCGGCCGGGCCCATCGTCATGCCCCAGGCTTCGTGGATCATCAGCTGCGAGTTACGGGACATGACCACTTCATCAGCACCCATGATCAGCACCGAGGCGGCCGAAGCCGCCATGCCGTCCACGAAGGCGGTCACCTTGGCCGGGTGCCGGCGGATCGCGTTCAGCATCGTGATGCCCTCGGTCACCAGGCCCCCGGGGGAGTTCACCCGGAGATGGATCTCGTCGGTCTCGATCGCGGCCAGGTCCTCGGTGAACGTCTTCGCGGAGATCCCGCCGCCGAACCAGGGATCCTCCCCGATCTCGTCATACACCAGGACCTCAGTGACAGAGGACCCGGCGGCTGCGTTGCGGATGCGGTACTCACCGCGGCGGTTCATCAGCCGCAAGTTACGGGCGTCATTCACTGGGCGCTCCTGGTTTCGGGTCCTTCGGGGGTAGGCCGAGCTGTTGTCGGACCGCTTCCTCCAGGCTCTTGTCCGGGAGGATGACGCCGGCCGCCGTGAGTAGGTTGATCGCCGCGGCGGTGGCCTGCTGCTGGGACCCGATCTCCTGGAACCCGATCTGCGGTGCCGGTTCCTCGGTGCCCCAGATCCAATCCACCTGGTCCTCGACCACATGCTGAGTCGCCGTGTCCGCGACCTGCTGGGCCAGGGCCTGGAGGCTCAGGGTGAAGAAGTCCGCGAACGTGGACCCCAGCGCCCAGCTGCCGGTCTGCGTGCCGAGGTTCAGGAAGTGGGCCAGCACCGCCCGGGCGATCTGCTCGTCGTGGTACCGGATCACCGGCAGCGCGTCCGGGAGAGTTCCTTCCGGGGCTGCCAGCCGCATCTTGGCGCCGTTCGGGGTGGCCCCACCCGCGGTCTCGCCGGCCCGCATGTTCTGGGCCATCGTGGTCCCGGCGCTCAGATCGGACTCGTCCGGGCCGGCCTCGTAGATCGGGATCCCGAGACCGTTCCGCTCGATCGTCATCGTGCTCACCCGGAGCAACCGGTCCTTCAGGACCCAGTTCTTCCACGCCGGCCGGAGCAACGACGTGCCGGCCCAGTTGCCGCCTTCTCGTTCGTAGACGTAGGCAACCAGTCGAGAGACGTCGATCTTGTTCGGGCCCGAGGTCTCCAGGTGCCCCCACTGCTCGATCGACTCCAGGCCACCGTCCGCGGCCACGTTGAAGGCCGAGATCGTGCGGGACGGCCGGAGGCCGAGGCGACGGAGCCGGGCCCGGCCCTGGTCGTCCAGGCGGGCCTCCTGCTCGAAGTAGGCGTGGCCGAACGGCAGCATCAGCAGCGCTAGGCGAAGGTGTTCGATCCAGGAGAACCGGTCCTTGGTCCTCAGCGTCGGCTTCGGTTCCTGGCCCTTGATCGGCAGACCGAGGTCCGCGGCGACCAGTTCCACGACCTCGTCCCTGGCGCCGTTCGGCTCGATCCACCATGAGGTCCGCAGGATCGGCAACACCACGGCCCTCAGGACCGAACGGATCTGGGCGTCCGTACGGCGCATCCGGTCGTAGACCTCGACCGACTCCGGCCAGCGAAGCTCGGGCGCCGTCTCGCTCTCGTCCCCGGTGGCGAACCAGAAGCCGGACTTCGAGTTCTGGTAGCCCTTGACCGTGGTCGGTGCGGGGACTTCAGCCATCGGACACCGCCTCTCAGAAGTTCATGGACAGCACAGAATCGGACGACGTCGAACCGGAACCCGACAGCGACACCGGAGCCGGAGGCGGCGGCTTCTCCTCCACCGGGAGTGTCACTACATACGCCGCGAGTGTACCTGCTTCGAGCGTCGAGATGTCGGACGATGACACCTTACGCCCCCAGGCCCACCGGTCCCCGACCACCCGGCGTACCGCGCCGGACACTGCCAGGTCCAGTTCCGGATACCGAGCGTGACGAACCTTGCCTTCCCTGACCTTCTCGAGCAGGTTGGCGCAGGCGTCCAGGACCTGGGTCGTGTCGACCAGCATCAGGTCCACCTTGGCCGCCTCCAGATGCGGGATCAGCGGGGCCGCCGGCCCGCGCCGATCGATCGCCACCGGAACCCGGTGCTCCCTCTGGATCTGCTTCACCCGGTCCACCACCCAGTGAGTCCCGGGCCCGTGCTGGAGCGGCTTCAGGTGGATGATCTCCCCGTCCCAGGTGGCCGCTGTGATCGCGCCGTGGGTCTGGTCCATCGAAGCCGCCACCCCGATAGCCCCCATCGGCAGGCCCAGCGGCGGGTCCCCGGCGCACGCCTCCCACCGCCCGGGCCCGAAGGCCGCGTCCGCCGTACCGGGCTCGTCCCACCAGCCAAGGAACTCGCGGATGAACTCCTCCGGCGGCATCTCCTCGCGGAAGTCCCTCAGCCGCTCCTCGGTGATCCGGCGGCCGAGTGCCGGGTTGGCCTGGGCGAGCAGGTCCAGCCGGTCCGCCACACAGCCGACCGACCCCAGCTCATGGTCACAGGCCGGATCCTCGCACTCGGTCAGCGGGGCGCACCACTCGAAGTACGCCGACCGCGGGTGGCCGCCGGCCCGGCCGCGGTTGCGGATCCGCCGCAACACTACCGATTTCACGAAGCCGGCCGAGGACCCGTACCGAACCTGGGCACCCTTGCGAGTGGCGAGGATCGGGAGCAGGGCGCCGGTGTCGCCGGGCTGGAGGAACAGGGCTTCGTCCCAGGTGATCTTGTCCCCGGTCTTGCCGCGGCCCCCGCCGAGCGACCGGGCCGCGAACTCGATCCGCTCCCCGGTGGTGAGCTCGATCGCCTCCTTGCCGTTGCCCTTGGTGATCGCCTTGACCCGGCGCCGGTAATCGTCGTTGCCCTCGATCAGCTGGCACATGTGGACGAACGTCTTCTGGGCCGTGTCGAAGAGGTGCGCCGTCCAGGTGTGAACCGGCTCGCCCAGATGGAAGATGTCCATCAGTGCCGCGATCTCCAGTGTCGCCGTCTTCAGGTTCTGCCGGGGGGCGACCACCGCCACTGAGAAGCAGGCGGGCTCTCCGGGAGCGTTCTCCGCGAAGATCGCATCCAGGATCATCCGCTGCTCCGGGTCCATCGGCATCCCGAGCTCCACGGACAGGTTGTACGCCAGGTCTCCGAAGGTCTCCTTGTACGACGGGACCCAGCGGTACGCCGGCTCATGCACTGCGCTTGGCCCGACGCTCAGCGATCTCGTCCCGGGCCTTCTCGACCGGGCCCTTCCGGGTCTCCGAGTTGGCGACCGCCTTGCCGAGGGTAGCCTCGAGCTGCTTCACCAGCGAGGCGAGACCGGGCCCGGTGTCCAGGCCCCGGTCGATCCGCCGGGCCAGGACGATCACTGCCTGGCCGAGGGTGGTCTCCAGCCGAGCCGCCTGCTCGAGCTCGGCCCGGGCCAGAGTCTCCAGCTGACCGATGACCGGCTCAGCGTCCGGCGCGGCCGGCGGCTCGGGTGCCGGCGGCGGAATGATCTCCTGCTTGATCACCGTTGCCGGCGCCTGGTCCGACGTCGGCGCCCCGCGATGGGCCTTCACCCGGCACGTGGTGGAGTGGAACCGCGCACGGCGACTCTGGGCCTCGAACTGGACCCCGCACTCCACCAGTTCACAGGTCTTGATCACGGAGCAACGTTCCCGGGATCAGCGTTCGCGTTCCGGGCATCGTTTCCGAAAATTGCCGGAGAGAGGCGGCGAC